ATTCACTGTAACAGTTCGTGACAATGTAGTTGTTTGTGTGGAACCTAGTAGGGGACTCGTAGATGTCCACGAAGCCGTGTATGTACCAGGTAAGGATGTATTCAGGTTGGTTGAATATGTCGGTGTATTTGAAATCGTGAAATCCACATTTTGATACCCTGGATCTGTATACGAACCACATTCTGTTATGGTCTGGTTTCCACCAATCAAACTGAAAGATGGTGCTGTAGTTGTCGAGTACACATTAACCTGTCTCGAAACGGAACCTACGTTCTGTGCTCTATCTGTAGCTGAATACACGATGTAATAGGTACCTATTACCGATCTACTGTTTGGATCGTTTGTGTTCAGAGTTAGATTCTGATCGGGTGCGTTTACAGTAGCTGGTGGACTGGGTATACCCAACGAACCGCTATAGTTTTGTACAATTCGTATGAGTGCACTTCCATTGAGGGTCAACGTGGGTGCCACGTTATCTAATGTTACTATGACAGTTCTTTCTACAAATCCTGTATTCCCAGCTCTATCGGTGGCAGTATACCTGACGGTGTACGTACCAGCTTGAATAGGATTTACGTCACTGACACTGGTTCCGTTACGAGTGACTGTTTTTACAACACTGAGCGTTCCTTCAACGGCGTCAATTGCAGTAGCACTGTATTCGGTATACGGTTCAGAGTATGTGGGACTGACTGAAGTATTGTACACCAGGTCGACTTGGTTATAACTCGGAGTATTCAGTGTGACCACAGGCGCTACAGTATCATTTACGACAGTGATTGTTCTCGTGTTAGTTCCGGTATTTCCGGCGGTATCCGTCGCGGAATACGTCACTACGTACGTACCCTGTTGAGTGGGATTTACCGCACTCACAACCGTGCCATTTCTGCGCACGACCAATGTGACAGTTTCACCACCATCAGACGTAGCACCATACTCTGTGTATGTTTCGGAGTAGCCATTTGTTGTATTATAAATTAAAAGAACTCCATCATAACTTGGGTTGTTTAAGGTTATAATCGGTGCACTAGTGTCTCTGGTATATATAACCTGTCTTATAACAGTTCCTATATTACCGGCTATATCTGTTGCACTATAAACCACATTATAAGTTCCTTCCGTCGTCGGTTGAATCGCGCTACTGTCTATACTAACGGTCTCACCGCCATCTGCTGTGGCACCAAATTCTACGTATGGTTGTATATATGTAGGAGTGACCGTGTCGTTAAATATCAAATTAATCGGATTTGCACTCGGGTTAGTTAGTGTTAGAACGGGTGGAGTTGCGTCAAGTGTCACTATGACTGTTCTTGTTGTTGTTCCTATAATTCCGACTCTGTCTGTAGCCGAGTAGTACACTGTATAAGTACCCGCAGTTGTTTCATTTACCGCACTACTGTCTATGGTTACCACCTCACTTCCATCGGATGTAGCACCGTATTCGATGTATGGTTGGGAATAAGTCGGTGTCACGGTATCATTGTAGATGAGGTTGATTGGGTTTGCACTGGGGTTTGTTAAAGTTATAACCGGTGCCACTGTATCTTCTATCACTGTTATAAATCGTTGAGCTGTCCCTACATTACCGGCCGTATCGGTAGCACTATATGTTACAGTGTAAAAACCTTCAACGACTGGGTCAACTGTAGTTACTGTCACGGATGAACCACCACCGATAGGCGCTCTAGTGATCGTCGTAGTAACCGATAGTGAACCATCCTCTATATCTGTTGCGGAGGCACCATACTCCGTATACGTTTCAGAGTAATTGTTTTGAATATTATAGAACAGTTCTACATTATTGTAACTCGGAACATTAAGAGTCACGATAGGTGCATCGGCATCTTCTTGAACGATTACACGTCTTATTGTGGTTCCTGTATTACCGCTACTATCAGTTGCTGAATACGTGACGTTGTAATAACTATCTCTTTCTATGTCTATGTCACTAATTTCGACGGGATTGTTTCCATTAGCGTCAGTTTCAAAAATAGTAATTGTCACGGTTTCACCCGTATCAGCGACAGCTCCGAATTCGACGTATGGTTGTGAATATGTAGGTGTGACATTTGTGTTGAAGATGAGCTCAATTGGATTTTGTTCCGGGAAGTTTAGAGATATGACAGGTGCTGTTGTATCAACAACGTTCACGATTCTAGTAAATGCTTTATGATTCGGGATTCCATGTTCACTCACTATATTGTAATCGAAACTATACGTTCCAACTGTATTTATATCTAGGTTGTTACTACTTTCAAATGTGAAATCGGGGTCTAAAGCGATTCCTGGATCAACAAAAATTTGAGTACGCTCATGTGTGATTGCTTCGTTGCCAACCAAGAGTGTGTTTATATTTGGGTTTGGGTAATCTTTCACATCTCGAAGTCTTCCAGACTTTCCGTTACCATACAGTGGATACAGTAGGTGTGCAGCGCCATTTTCAATTTTCAAGACATTGTAGTTTTTCGCATAAACGAATAGATCATGTTGATGAGTCCATCCAGTTTTGAAACCTTCTACTGTCAATAACTGATTTTTTATGGTTGAAAAGTTTAATTGACCGGTTGGTTTCCAATTTTCGGGGTTAATTCCAAAACTTTTTAAATAGATGCGTCTATTGAGAGCGACGTGTGTATGATACTTAGAACCTGGTAAGGCTCGGAGAAAATGAGAGGGGAATTCACCAACCCCATCCACGGGTATGACGTCTTCGTCATCTAATTTCAAGGATACACTTTTTATAGACTCCATCACTGCCTGTGGGTATTTACTTGATGTGAAAACGTAATTCGTCTCCCGGTTTCCATAATTTCGGACGAATCCATCAAAGTCTGTGACACCCTGGAAGAAACACAATTCAGATGTATTTGTGTTTGAATCTTGTAATAATTCAAGTGCGCGTTCGTTATTCTTCTTTGTGAGGATGAACATTTCCTTGACTGGATTACAAAAGTTTAACTTGAATTGATTTTTCTGGGATTTTTGGACATAGTCGTCGTCATAATATTGTCCTTCATACTCTCGCCAGTTGAATGTGTTACGTTGTAGCTGTGTGATGATATGTTTCGATGGTGTTTTTCGAATTTTGACTTCTTCAGTTTTATCCAAATAGCCAAGTTCTAATTTTAGTTTACACTCCGTCATGTCTACATTCACGTCTGTATAGTTCCTCGGAGTCTTTGTATCCCGTGAAAAAAGTTGGATATTTCCACACTCACTGTTTTCCTGTGAAGATGCGAATTGGGTTAATGGGTCATAAGACGTATCGGGGAATGGCAACTCCGACTCTGGATTCCAATCCGCCGTATTCGCTGAAACTGCGATATCGTTTCCGTCATTACTAACAGCGATACTTTCTGATGCAAACCCAGCTTGCGCTCCATCTCCAAGTTTTTGACTTACGATTGATTTAAACTCGAAATTACCAGAACTATTGACTTGATAGATGGATACCCAACCACCAACTGTACCGTTGGGTGATTCGTTGGGACCTAAGCTTGTATCGGAATCTGCACCAACGATAAGAGTTTTGTCGTCGTCACTGAGGTCCATCGTTTTACCAAACTCCCATTTCTTCTGTATAGGGTCATCCCAAGACGTGTACAAGGGATGTTGGAAATCGCGACTATGTTTCAACCTATCGTTATATGATGGTAACTCTGGGTATATCGTTTGATGTAATTCGTATGTCCCACTTGCCGTGGTTATATTCATACTACCACCCATACCCGAATGATTTTGACAGTAGTAATACAAAGGTGTTTTAACAATGTCTAGGGGTGGTACGAAGGTTGTGAGGGCTGGTGATGACTGACCTCCACCAGGTGCATTTCCGTTACTTGTTACACCTGTGGTATATTCTGTACCACCCGCGTGCGTACCATCACTCGTCGTCGAAAATTTCAGTGGGTGTCCAGCATTGCTCGGGTCGGACTGGTCAAATGTATACGTCTTATTCGCATGAAGTTCGATGGTGTCTTGTTGCACACCATTCACGAAAAATTTACCTCCAGACACCGTAATAAGAAGTGTAGTGGTTGTCGTTGTCACGACCTTCTTGTATACATGAATACGTCCAACATTCCAGTCAACATTATTTGACTTGTCTTCTTCTGTCTGGCGATCTGGTGGTACCCAATGTGGTTCCGACACTACGAGTATTTGACTCGTTCTAGATATACACAACTTCTGACCAAAGTTGTAATTATAAGATGGTGTATCGGGTGGTTGTATCGTTTGAACAATCGAAAATGGCTTTTCCCAGTCTTCGCGGTAGTTGTTGTATGTGTTCCAGTCGTTAAAATTCCATTGGTAAATTCTTACAGCACCTCTGTTATTGTTAGAGGTTTTACTTGGAATAAAACTGTATGGAATAGTGATGTTTCTCACATGTCCCCAAAACATGGCAAAATGTCCATTATCTTGTACAGCCGTGCGTCCATCTAAAAATGTAGAGCTAAAGTCCGTCGTTTCCCAGTAGTCGCTTAATTGGAAATCTGATGTCGCGGATGAATCCTCTGCCGCGGGGCGAGATAAGGCTATGCTAGAATTCGGCCATACCATTTGATAAGTTCCTCCAATAGCATTATCACGTTTTTGAGTGTTAAGAGCGAAAAAGGTATATCCAGGAAATTCATCGCCACCATTCCGTTTGTTTGGATACCATGTAAATATCCGCAAATAATAAAAGTAATCTCCAAGACCTAAACTCGCAACAATCGCTTTACCAGCTGATGATATCCGTGTTACTTTACCAAATTCTAAAAACGGAGCTGGTACAGAGCTAGGTCTTATGGGATAACCTAACGGATTGAAACTTGGTGGTACAATAGGATCAACAATTTCAAATATTTCTTTCTGACCAGTACCTGAGACGGGTACCTCTATATAACTATGCATGAGAAAGTGAAGTTCGAGTAAACTATGTGTAAACACATCACTTGAACGTTTTACCCCCGTTTCGAGTTCTTCTATTTGTTTTATTCGAGTGGCGTGGGTTGACGCACCTATGGAACTAAAGGTTTCGTTTGGATCCCAGTCAACATGATATCCGTCACTAACAGGGAAATGTATGAATACCCGAATATTACCACAACCAGCTTGTACCGGATAATTAAGAGAATTACCTGTTGGTCTCTCAGGTGCATTTACTATTGTAGTTATTTGGTGAAATGTGGGATTATTGGTGAATGTGTATGGAATTCGCACACCCCATGCTTCACCGAGTGTATTGCAGGCAGCTATGTAGCCACGCTTTTTCCAGGTAAAAGGTATAGCGAGATCGTTCTGTAATCCTATATCCGTGAATGGATTGTCGGAACCACCGTAAACTGCCTCGATTTCGTAATTGTACACATCATTCAAAAGGTTGGGTCCAGTTTTTTCAAAACCAAATGAACGGAACGTTGTCTTATCGTAGTAAACGGTATTTAAAACTTCCAACGTTTGTGTACTTAAATAGGGATTTATCAGGGTTGCGTTTTTAGAATATTCCTTATCTCCATCGACAATTCGCATACTAATCGTACCGTTGAGTCTGTTAGGGAATGAACTATAAAATACTTTGGTCACATCCGTTTCTATAAATCGTTCCGGATACCATTTATATTCATTCAACGATATAGTGTCGTAGGTTTTACCGTAATTATCATTTAAGAAGTCACGCATAGACCATGAAGGTTTAGCGTACGTATCTGAATATGGGTACCACCCCCTTGTCTTTATTGTCGTATTCCCTCGGTGGATTCCTACTCCACCTTCACCCAACGCTGCACCACCGATAGAGGCACCTTGGTTTTCATACCAGGGAGTGTTATTGAATTTGTAATATGAATATACAGTCCTATCCCACCCTTTTATGAGCTCTAGAAAAATTGGAGACCCGGAACGTAACCAACTTTCATCGTAGTATGTAGGAATTGGAAAGTTCGCACATTCTTCACCATACAAATCAGGTGTCTTGGAGAATAGGATGTCCTTTAGTTCTCGAAACTTTATCTCAACTTCAACTTCCTGTTTTTCTAAGGCACACAGGGGTAAAGCTAGTTCAGGTGATTTATAAAAGTAGAACGGTATTTCAATTTGAAAGTCAAACTTCTTGTGTGTAAGTCTCGTAGAGAAGGTTTTTTTACAACCATACCAACTTGAAAATGTTGTTTGTGGAATTATTCCAGTTAAATTTTCAACACTTTCTTGCTGCCTCGAGTTATTGAAATACGTCTTTTCTATCGTGATATAGTTTGAGTCGAGACGCTCAATTACTGTACCACCGATGATGAGGTCTGCGTATTCTATGATACCTACACCAGCACCATCTTGGTAAAATAGGTTCCACTCGTCGGGTATATCGTCAGCTTTAATTTTGAGTGTTACACTTTTGAGTAGGTGACCTATGTTTTGTGGTAAGGTGAACTTTACATTCTTTCCAAATCCTATTCCTTCCTTTTTCAAACCCAAATCTATACAATTGATGGCAAAGTTGGGACGTTTTGTTATCCGCTTGTGAAAAAATGTCTTTTCTGGATTTAAAGTTAGATGTGTATCATTTTCACCATATGTCACAATATCTAACCTACCAGCCATTATTATAGATGAATATTAATATTTTAAGCCACATAACCCACTTTCGAACGAGAGAATGTTATAGTTGACTGCGTATAGGTTTAGTGTTGAATTGTAAAGGTTATTCCAGACAGAATATATAGAATTCGAGTCGGGTGTTTTAAATTTGAAAGTAAACTGTTGATGGATGATTCGACTCATATTTATATGTCCGGATGGTTCCCCATTTGACGAATCCATACCAAGGGAGTATACATAGAAAAGACCGTTTTTAACCTTGAACGTCTTGAACCACCCCAATGTACTTTCATCTTGGCCACCCGGGCCGGGTAAACTTCGAACTGCGTCGAATGATAAGATATCATTAAGTGGTATGAATGTTTGGTTATAGAACGTCGAGCGTCTATGCCAGATAAGACTTTCTTCAACGATGTCACTTGGCGCCTTGTATCTTTTTAGAAATTGGTCAGAAGACAAATCATTATGATCACCCGTGAATAAAACCTCGTTATTGATTTTCATATTGGCATAGTCAAGTTCTTCATAAATGTTTCCGCGGTTTGTTAAATTCTCCCATGCGTCGTGTCTTAGAAAGAACATAAATTCTCTTACAGGGTGTTTGAATTCACACATAAACGCATGTTCTTTGTCGATGTCGGAGGAATCTATAACCTTTCTAACTCGTTGCGTCTGTGTTATGATGTACTCGAGGGGTCTCGTTTTGAAAAAATTTCGTTCCATTTCCATGAGATGGTGGTAATCGACATTTAGTGATATTCTAGCAATTTTCAAATCTTCCGAGTAATCCGTGGGCATATAATCACTCTGAAAGGTGATCGGGTCTTTCATTTTTACCTGAACTTCTAATGAGTGTTTGGTCATGGCACATAATGGAATGGCCAAGTGTGGATTTCTATAAAAATAGAAAGGTAAATCCAAATAAAGGGGTATTTTCGTGGAGAAGTGGGAGTTGACATTGTATGAATCTCTGTAAAGTATGTTTAAATCATCTGTCTCGGATGATCTTAATTTTAAGTACATCGAAATGTAATCAGTCGTTAGGCGATCTATGTGCTGTTTTCCTATGAACAAGTCTATATAGTCTATAGTTGATTTCACGAATGAATCATAAACATTCGCGGTTATGTCTCGATCCACAAAAATTTTTAATGTCATGTTTGATATCATATCACCAGCTGTTGTAGAAATGGGTGCGATAATAGTCTTACCCCTATCAGGTTCACCATTAAACGGCATCTCTAGGGTCTGGGTTGTAAACTTCGTGTGTCGCTTGAAACGGTTCAGGAAATAAGACATCTGTGGACACCCTGTTAAAAAGACATCCTGTAGACCGGTAACGACGATATCAGAACGCCCGGCCATTCTTATAAAGTAACGACTTTAATTTTTAACCGAGTAAGTCAATTTCATGTTCATACGTCTGAGAGAGTAGGATAGTTTTCAAATCTCGTGTAAATGAAAGAAATTTCTTTGGAATATCACCCCACAGACGCTCATTAGAAACAAATGCATCAACGGCTCCATCTCTCAACAGGGGTTCGAGGAGTGTCCAATTGGGTTCGTTGTACCTTATTTTTTTACACCCCCTCGCGAACCGCCTAGAGTATATGTACCATGCCGCAATACTCTTGTATATGTTTATGGGTTTTTTACCCTGCTCGAGACACTTCTGAAGGGAGGGTACCACAAAAGTGTGAAACTTTGTGAAGCCATCCATACAAATTCTATCAAGTTCGTCGACATTGGTTGCGTTCGAGAAGCGCTCCTCAACTTTATCGACGTACTCATAAATATCAAAGGGAAGTTCACCCTCAATGGATGGTACAATCTCGCCATATTGAAGTTGTTTGAAATGACGACGATGTGTTGGGTCATTCATGACTTCATCGAATGTGTTGTATCCTGAGAGCGCACCGAGATAGGCTAAGGATGTATGACCACCATTGAGGATACGAATCTTAGTCTCTTCGTAAGGTTCAATGTCTTTCGTGATGACAACTCCAACTTGTGTCAAGTCTGGAAAGTCGGAGGCGAACTTATCTTCGATGATCCATTGCCTGTACTCCTCTGTCTGGACGGCGTTGTAACCATAACCTGGAAACCTTCTTTCAACATCTTCCTTAAGAGCGTCTGTCGCCCTTGGTGTGATTCGGTCAACCATACACGAAGGAAACATGACATTTTCACGAATCCATGTGGCAAGTTCATGTTGATTTGTGTGATAGAGGTATGCGAGAAACTGTGTCTCGAGGGCGAGACCATTCTGTCTGATGTTGTCACAGCACAAGATGGTAACGGGTGTTTTACGGTTTCTGAGACCACACGCCAGGTACTCGAACAGAGGTGACCCCGGTGCGTACCCACTTTCCGTGACGGTGATGGTGATGAGATGCACACTAGGGAGAGTGAGCATATGTTTGGCGATGGTTCTGTTCTTCGTCCAATCAATGTAGTCGAGATGTGACCTGACAATCTTGTACTCGGAGGGGGTCTTCACGATGTAGTCATCAATTTCCCGAAACCCTTCGTTCCTGAGATTGACAGCGACGATTCCCCATCTGAGGTCACCCGTCTTTTCCATGTATTCGTCTATATACATGGCCTGGTGTGCTCTGTGGAAGTTGCCATACCCTATATGTACTACACCAGTTTGACAATCGGACTTGTCGTACATTCGTTAAGTTACTTAGACAAATTAAAATCAACTATAGTTAAGTATGAATGAGCTTCTTCGAGTGATGCAATTGGTTGATAAACATTCTGACAAATTACCTGAAGGGGACTATCTCGAAATATGTAAACAACTAAAAAATGCTTACAATAAGAGGGCGGATCCGGTGTATTTCTTCGATTACGACACTTTCATGATACCCCAAATCGGTCCAACGCGGGAAGTGTTTCAGTACTTTTATGATCACTATTTCGATAAAGCCCTGAACATGGACAGTGACTTCTTACAGGGACAGATTTCATATCTCCGAAAGGAACTCGCGGATGCACAACCCATTAAACGTATCACGAAGAATGTGCGAAACGATGTCAGGAGACATTATTGTTGTATTCACGGATTGGATAGTGATGAGGTTGACATAGGGTTCACAGATGAGGATTGGAGTCAGATGAGTAAAACATACACGGAGATCGAGAATGACTTTAGGGTAAAATATTCCGAAGCTGTCAAAAAGAGGCTTGAATGGTTGGAAGAGTCTGATGATAGACTAGATGAGATGTGAAACATAAAGATTTGGAGATCTAAAAAGATAATGTTGGCTCTAGCTACGTGTAGACCAATACTCACACCAAAACATACGAAGCGTTTTAAAATATATGCTACGGCATATAAGAATGTTGACCCTTACCGTGAAACTTCCTTACGATACATGGGGTACGCGAATGAGCTTGGTGAAGCTTTTACATCGTATCTCCCAGAGTGGGGTCTCCCCGCATCCTACTGTGTCGCTGCATCTTATGTCATGTTTGACACGATTGACAAGGGACAGAAGGCGTATGATGCTGCCGAAGAAGAAGACAAGCTCGTCGACACCCTCCGGATCTCAACGGAAACCTTAACTTGGCAGATGCTTGCTTCCGTCTTTTGGCCGGGTTCAATCATTCGCGTGATTGTAAATATGGTGGCTCAGATGTCAGGCGATGAACATCACATTTTACCAACACTCGTCGGTTTAGCGGCGATTCCCGTGATCGTGAAACCTATCGACGCGACTGTTGACAAGTTGATGGAGACATCCATTTCGAAAGTCATCAATGGAGAAATCAAGACACCCGAGGATGCGAGTACTGCGTTCATGACTGCAATGGGTTCATTTTCTTTACCCCCAGTGATGTACCTCTTAGCAGCCACAATCAAAAAGTTAAAAACCTAAGTAAACCACAATCATTTCAAAATAAGCAAGGACATGGAATACCTCGCCCTCATCGCGGAGAACGAACTCCTCCGAATTGAGAACGAAAAATATAAATCTATTCGCTGCCCCTACATAACTCAGCGGGGGGTTCAGTGTAGGAACAAACTTACGTGTCGGGTTCATGGAGTGTCCGGTGTGTTACGAAAATGAGGCACACTGTAAATTCATATGTGGGCATAAATTCTGTCACGTGTGTACGAAAACCTGGTTTCAAAAAGGTCAATCTACATGCCCCATGTGCAGGGGGTCGATGTGTTTCAGGGGGATCATAGACTTGAAGAAAAAATGGCACCAGGACAGGTATGAGGGGGTCTATACAGATCTTGTCTCTAGGATATTCGATGAACTCGTCGGTGAATATAGTGACATACTTCTTCAATGTTTGGAGGTTGTTCAGAATCGTTTCGAGTACGTTATGTGCAAATATCCAAAAGTTCCACACGACACTCTCGCATGGATTCTTCCATTGACGTGGATGAACATAGACTATTTAATGAATGAATACCCTAAAAAAATTTACGAGCCTTTGATGTTCAGAAAGTTTTTGATGGTTAGTCGTTACAAGTATGGTACGAATTGGGTTTATTGATTTTTACGATAAAGAATTTTTCGTATTCATCGCCCGTTTAGCTCAAAAAAAAATATCAGTGAATAATAAAAATGGATATTCGAATCGAAGCTCTCATGCGAGCTGTTGCTTTATTCTTGAGCGTGTATTTCACATTGGACTGGGGTAGGAGCAGTGCGCCAGTTTGGGACACTCCGGTCATGATCGCGTCGATTATTGCAGCGGTTGTGGTATATTATAGGTCTTCGCTGTAAAAAGTATAATTTATTTGTCGGTGCAACTTATAAAGAATGGAGAGGGTAGATTTTCTATCAAGTGAAGAGAGTAGGATTATTGCTGAGAGGGTCTTGTGTATGGAGGACTATGTTAAGTCACTGGGGTCTGATAAATATGCACTGACTGGTGAGAATTCGTTGACGGGTAGATATTACTGTTTTAATTTTATGAGTGATGAGACGATATATTCAATTCTGGGAGATAAGTTGACAAATTTATTCGGGAGGTGTATTATTCAATGTTGGGCGAATATTTTCAGGAAAGGTGAGGGTATAGGGGAGCATCAACATACGGGTTGTATGTATGACCCACCGGGTTTTAGGAAATCGGTGAATATATTTTTGTCGGGGGACCCATCTATTGGAACATATTATCAGGGTGTTAAGTGTGAGAATAAAGTGGGTGAGTTGAGCATGTTTCCCCCTATTATGAAACATAGTGTACCCGAAAATCCAACCGACCATGTGCGGATATCGTTGGCTATGGATGTATACGCGATAAATGTGAAGACATCGTCAATGCTCAAAAATGAACCGATGCGTTACATATTATTGACCCCCAAAGACGAAACCTAAGTGAGTCTCGCCTGTACCGAAAACCACACGAGATGGACGAGATTCTGGAGCTGTTACGGGGTTTGCGGGCGGACGTGGACGCCTTGAAGCGCGGGGAGAAGGTTGTGTGCTGC